CCAGGAATCGGTTCTTTGACATAAGCACCTGCGTACTTTTCGTTCTTGTCCGTCTGGCGTTTCTGAGGAATAACAATATCCCTCTTCTTTAAATAGTTATAAATGATGTTATCCCACATACGAACTTGATAGAACACATCGTTATAATTCACCTTGGCATCATATGCCATAGTCAAGGCTAGTTCGATAAGTTTCATCTTATCCTCTAACCTATCAACAAGTTCTACGTCAACAATGTTATATTCAATAAACTTTTGCCATCCATGAGTGTAAAAATCTTTGAACGTATCATACTCAGAGTGATCAAGTTTCTTTTGTCCCAGTTCAACACTGGCAATATAATCAAGACGATATGATTCCTGTGCCTTATAAGTAAACTTTTTATATAGATCAAGGTAATCAAGTTGAGTAACTCCACCAACATCATATGTGATGTGTTTACGTCCTTGAATATACATCTCACCTTCAGTCACAAGTCCCCAAGGTGAGAATCGCTTCATCAATTTCTCACCAAGAACTCTATTAAGACGTTTACAGATGTAAGGAATATCGAATAGTTGAATATTCCAACCAGTAATAACATCAGGTACATCTTGCATCCAATGATTGATAAAATCATTAAGCAGTTGATGTTCCGTTGAGCAATACCGATAAGTTACATTCTTCTGTTTATTGATGAAAGGTTTTACGCCCCAAGTAATAATTTCTTTGGTGGTGTAATCTTGAATTGTAATTGCCAAGATCTCTTCTGATGCCGATTCAACATCAGGAAATCCTTTCTCTGCAGTAGTTTCAATATCAAGTGTTACAAGTTTGATTTTACTGATATCAAACTTAACTTCATCTTCAGGATACTTTTCTGAAATATACTGATAGATATATCGATCATTACCATAGATAGAAAATCCATCTACATCTTGATACTTTTTATAAAAGTCGCGACAGTCGCGAACTTGTCCTGGTTTAATTGGTTCTACACTTTCACCATTCAGCGTTTTGTACTTGGTTTCTCTTTTACTATTGACAAAAAGAGTAGGACAGAATTCACTATCTCTAACTTCAAACCTCTTTCCATCTTCAACTCCACGAACTAGAAACTGATTACCGATCAGCTGAACATTAGTGTAAAACTTCATTCGTCATCATCATTAAAAAAAGAACCGAATTGTCCCTTACTGCCAGGTTCTCTATTATCAAGCATGTCCATAATTTCGTCAAACTTTTTAGTTTGTTCCATACTCATTAGTATTTCAGATAGTTGTTTAACTACCAGTGGTTTTTCATTCACTGCTGCTGATTTAATTGCAGCGCGAATGTGAGATTCTGCATCACACAGATGATCAAGAGTTTGTTTAGATAATGCCATTACTTAGTTTGTTCGAGGTATTTTTCAAGGAGTGTCGGCATAGGATCAGCCAGTGTAATAATCTTATCCGAACTAATCATAAATGTATCTTGCAATGTATGATCCATCATCCAAGGAGCAAGATTATTACTTTCCCAAATCTCCATCGGATTAATCAATTTACAATCTGGTTCACCAATTTCAGCACCGACTTCTTCTATTTCACTGATTAGCCTCTCACTATTCGTCAGTAGAATCACTTTGACTATTTTGCTCATTTCCTAAAACATCCTCCACATACATTTCTTTAAGTTGTTCCTTAGGATTAACGATAGTTACCACCCAGTCTACAGGAAGAGGGATAACACTATCTTCTGCCAAGGGACACCAGGGATACATTGAAATATTAAATGCTGACTTTTTGTTTTCCTCTGTAGATTTTTCAGCATTCAAAATCTTAACAACACAAGGTTTGTCCAAGAAATATCCAAGGACTTTCTTGTCTGCTCCGTCACCCATTGCCATCTCGCTGACATCAGCAATTACGTCCTCACCGGACTTTAATAGCAAAAGTTTTACAGTCATTTTTAGTTTGTTCCTCCAAGTATTATACAAACAAAAAAGAGGGCCGTCAACTGGATTTTGCCAGTTGGCCCTCCGTCCACGACGACGATATTCAGTTATATTTAGTCTTTGATAATCACTTTCAGTTTAACATCACTATGAGCATGATTTTTCCAACATGATCTCAAAGGTGTAACTTGTCTTTCAGTGAACCACCCATACTTATCATAATTGGTAACATACTTAATCTTTTTACAACGTTTCCAATCACGTCGAACCATTACATCCTTTTCTGGATAAGAATATGTCCAAGTAGTCCTTGGATTTCTTGGATGAGCAAAGGCGGGTGAAGCAATCAAAAGTGTGGCAAGTCCAATGAAAATCTTGTTCATGATTAAAAAAATAATAATTAGAGATAATCTTTTCGTGCGTGGTGTTCAGGCACTACTTTCTTTACAGTAATTCTCAGAAGTCCGTCTTCAAATAACACGTCGGTGACTTCTGTACCTTCAGCAAGTGTCCAGGATCTTTCAAAGTTTCGCTGAGCCAAACCCTTGTGGATGTATGTCCCTTCTTCGTCAGATGTTTCTTTTTCCCCCCTGACAAAAAGTTTTCCATACTCGGTGAAAGCATGAACCTCCTCCTTCTTAAATCCTGCTAGTGCGATTTCCAATCGTGTTTCAATATTATTTAATTGAATCACATTATAAGGTGGATAATTGCTGGGTGCTGTGCCCTCGAATACTTTATCAAAGTATTCATTCATACCAATCGCATTTTTATTTAGTTTTTCCATCAACGCAGCCATATCTGCCACGCGGTAGCGGGTGAGTTCTCCCATTTGACTTCTCCTTTTAAAGCGAGATTGTGTTTTGTGTACCCTTTCGGCGTACATACTAATTATATCACAAATACAAAAAAACGGGGTGTTGAACCCCGTATATTTTTATTCGGTTTTACTCAAAGAATGGAAGCAACGTACCGTCACCCATTTTATCTGTAGAATAATACACCGGTTTTCCGCAGTGAGGACAGAGAAGGTGCTTGGTAACTGGTACGAAACTTTCAACAACTTCAGGTTTAGTCCCAGTCATTTTATGTAACCAAGCAAATCCCGCATCAACAGTATTACAATAATCTTTTTTAAGATCATCTACTGCGTCCTTCCACACATCAAGAGTTTTTTGATACTTATCTTTTGGATACCAAATATCAAATTTGTTCGCAACTTTATAAGTATCTACGACTGTTTCAATATCAACATTCTCATCAAGAGAATATCCAGAAAGATAGTTAGTATGATTGTTATAATAATTTTCAGTAAATCTAGTGCCTGTTCCAGGATTTCCTCTTAACATCCTACCAAAAATTTGAAGGGGGATGTGAGTGCGAGAGTATGCTGGATCTCTAACGACACCAACTACCAAAGCACCAAGATTCATAATACTAATACCAGACCTTGCTCTATTAATAACAATCAAATATCTCAAGGGATCATTAGGATCCAACATTCTTCTTTTGATTTCGTCGAAAGAAACCTTTTTCTTTTTGCCATCCTCGGTTTTTGGGGGTTTACCACTCAGATCCCATATACGATTACCCCCACCACTATCCTCCTGCAAAGTAGCGATCATCTCTGTATCTTCAGAATAACCTTTACTTAAAAGGTACTCGGAAATAATTTCAACCATGCCAACATTATGATGTTCATTTTTATGAATAGGACATCCCCATACACCCTTACCCATACCACACATGAAAAGTCCAGTTAGTTTTGACTCAACATTTGAATCTTTAATTTTTAATTTTTCAAGTTCACTTTCTCTTTCAAATAAACTATCAATTGCTTGCCATACAGGTTCTCTAACAGAATCCTGAGCAGCACCAGGTTTTCCTCTCTTAGTATCTGGAGGTCCTCCCATTTCAAATTCATATTGATGAACTTCGTTTAACCATGATTGAGTTTCAACTAAATCATCCAAACTTGCTAAGTCATTACATACATCAAACAAATCGCTCAATTTAGTGTTTGTATCGGGAATGTCATAACTATATCCGGGGAGAGAGCATGTGTGATGGATAGTAGGTGTAGCAGTAAATGCCAAAATTCTCCCATTAATATCTGCCCACTCAATCAAATTTTTTGCGATATTTGCATCAAAAGGTGATCTGTATCCTGTGCCCCAACCATATGGAATATTACCCTCATCCCCAACCGCCAAAAACTGGTGTGCTTCCTCAATTAAGAGGACACTCAAATGAGCGTAAGGAAGAAAAGTGCCTGCCTTAAATTCATTTGCGAACCTAGTGTGAGTAATAGAAAATACAAAAACATTATCGCTTGATGCAAAATCTGGAAGATCCTCTTTAAGACTATCACTAGTTCGACCTATGATACGTTTCGCCCTGTACTTTACTTTTACATTATTATCAAATCCTTCAGATTTAACATATTCAATTGCTGTCAAAAAATCATCATCGGCAACCTCAGTGGTTGGTGAAATCCTGATGATAAATTTAAGTTCAGGAAACGCTTCTTTCAACATCGTGGGTAGTCTGTTTCCCATAAAGAAAGACTTACCGATGCTCATCTGTTTCTGAAGCACCTTTATTTGTTTACTGGTAAATCTTGCGAGATTGAAGATGACCTTTGCTACATCCTCACAAAATTCCCTATAGACTTTTGTCTCTAACATAATTTTTCTCCGTGTAATCGTTCATCTCCAAGGCATAAAGCTCTTTGATGAAGCGTAATTTATTTATACAGCATAACATAAAAAAGGGGGTGTTGGCAACCCCCTCTTGTAGCGTATATTCCGTTGTAGCGTGTCGCGCACGAAAGCGACGTTCTATTTATGCTTCTTCTTGAGTCTTACCCTTCTTTCCAATGTTGTATTTTTGCTCTAAAATCCAATCACCCTTATCTTTATATGCAAGGACTTTAATTTGATTAAGAGGTGCAATATCTGCAACAGTCTCCTCATCAACAATAGAGATTAATCCCCAATCAGAAAGCAGACGCACAATGCGATTACGACGCTGAACATCGTTGATAGAAAGGTTTGCATGTTTTCCATCTAATGCAAACAGTTCCTTAAAATGAACAATGTAATACTTTCCCTGCTTATGCAGAATGTGACATGACTGATAAAGTTTCTTCTCTTTTCTAGAAGCAACTCCAATTCTAGTCAGCGTCTCTCTTACTTTCAGGAAATCGTCTGGTTCATTTAAAAGGACTTCGATCATACGATCTTGAGTCCAGTGATACTGGGGTTCCACAGTATTACTCATTTTGTTCCTCCAACGTCAAGTCGTTTTTTAATAAAGTTAATCTGTTCTTGTGTCAGGATTTTCAGAGCTTGACATGCCT